AATAATGACTAAAGTAAAAGAAGCAAACGAAGAGGTTGAAAATGGCATATATGACCCAATGCTTGAGGTTGCAAAACACATACTAAATAACTATAAGATTGAACGTAGGTAGCTTATTGTTGCTAACGGAAATGGTTAAGGTTAGTTGCGTGAATAAATTAATAAATAATATAAAAATGACAGGACAAGAATATATAGATTTAAGTAAAGTGAAAATTAGAGGTTTACACGAAGAAGATGGAATACACATACCTATTGAAGATGTAATAAGGTTATTAGATGACTATAAAAAGCAATTAACTTTAACCGATGTTAGCAGTATGTTTTCTGCTAAACAAATGGAACAAGCTTACAATGATGGTGTAGAAGCTGTAGAACAAAGATGTGGCGAATTTGACATAGAAAATTACTACTAACACCAAGATAAAAACACGTTTTAATGTGTTTTATCGACTGTTGACCAACGTTTTAATGTTGGTGTTAAATTAATAAAACTAAAAATAAATGAGCGAAAAACAAAAAGAAGAACAACACGAGCATATCTTATCTATGCAAATGATACAAGAAGAATGTGCTATTAACATTAATGAAAAGATAGAGCATCCTCCAGTAGCAATTAGCTATAAGACGAAAGAAGTAGTAACGAGAGATGGAGAGATTAAAGAGTTTCCTATACCAATAGGTACTTATGGTAACTTTAGCTTTATACAAGCACCTCCAAAGTCTATGAAAACGTTTTTCGTTAGTTTGTTAGGCTCTGCTTATTGTAACCCAAATGGAACTCATACATCAGGATTAAGTTCTTTTAGAGAAGACAGAGAGTATATTCATTTCGATACAGAGCAGGGAGACTGGCATTCACAGCGTGTATTTAAACGTATTCAGTGGATGAATAAAGAATCTAACTTAGACTTCTATCATACATTTGCATTAAGAAAAATAGGGTTTAGAGATAGAATAAACTTTATAGAATATTATTTACAATCATTAACAGATGCTGGTAAGAAGATAGGTGTTGTAGTTATTGATGGTGTGGCAGATTTAGTTTCTGATGCAAACAATCTTGAGGAATCAAACCTCGTAGTACAGAAGATTATGGCTTGGACAACTATTTACGATTGTCATATCATTACAGTAATACACAGTAACTTTGGCTCAGATAAGCCTACTGGTCATTTAGGTAGTTTCTTAGAGAAGAAAGCAGAGACTCAGATACAATTAGAGAGAGACCCTAACAAGCTAGGTGCTATAACAGTATCTTGTAAGAGAAGTAGAAATACACCATTTGAGCAGTTTGATTTTAGATTAGACGAGAATGGTTTACCTAAAGTAGATAACCCAGATGATGTTTATAGTTTCTAATAACTATAGTTGCAAAATAAGTAATAATTGATTAAATTTATATAATGAAAGATTTTAGACCAAGATTAAAAGGAAATATATTAAAGGCTTACAATTACTTAGTAGGTAAAGAGGATAGGATATTAGTAATTGGTGACTTACACGAACCATTTTGTTTAGATGGTTACCTAGAGCATTGTAAAGAGATTTACGCAAAGCATAACTGTAATAAGGTTATCTTTATTGGAGATGTTATTGATAACCACTATAGCTCTTATCACGACCCAGACCCTGATGGATTAGGTGGAGGAGATGAATTAGACCAAGCTATCAAGAAATTAGCAGAATGGTATAAAGCATTCCCTAATGCAGATGTATGTATCGGTAACCACGATAGAATTATATCTCGTAAAGCATTTAGTTCTGGAGTACCTAAGAGATGGGTTAAGTCATTTGGAGAGGTATTAGAAACTCCTAACTGGAATTACGATACTAGATTTGTATATGACGGTGTTCAATATATTCACGGAGAGTCAGGTAGAGCTACTAAGAAAGCTAAAGATGATATGATGAGTACAGTACAAGGTCATAGACATACAGAAATGTTTACAGAGTTTGTTGTAGGTGCTAATTACAAAGTGTTTGGTTGTGCAGTAGGATGTGGTATAGATAGTAAATCTTATGCTATGGCTTACGGTAAGAACTTTAAGAAACCTGCTATTGGTTGTGCAGTTGTATTTGGTGGTAAACACGCTATTAACGAACCTATGCACTTATAATGACAGAGCAGTCAACTATAGACTTCTTAAATAAAAAAGTAGGAACTAAGTTATCGTTAGTATCTGACAAGTATAGTAGTTACGATGCTAGTGATGACAACTACATAGTTGAAATAAAGAATAGAAGAGCTTATTACAGAGATAAATTGATAGAGGCTATGAAGTTATACAAAAACTACCAAGCCTCACAATTATCTAATAAACAATTCCTTTATGTAGTTACTGATGAGAAAGGAGTATGGGTATTTAATATATCTAAGAATATAAAAGCTGTTGTTAAAATGCCTGTTAAAGGTATAGAATGTCCTAAGACTACAGACTTTAAATCTAATGATAAGATAATTAAATATTCTTATGTGTTACCAGAGCTTATGTCTAAAAAATTGGAAATATGATACATAAGATAGAATCGCCATTATTTGTAACGTTGCCTAGAAAGACAACTAAAGACAAAAGGATTTCTTTAAATATGAATACATATCGTAATTTACATCACAGAACTAATAACGATGCTAAGAAAATGTATCACGAATTAATGAGATACAACTTAGAGGGTTTAAAGATAAATACACCAGTAGAGATTACTTATAAAGTATTTAAAGGCTCTAAGAGACGCTTAGACAAGATGAATGTTATATCAGTAGTTAGTAAATACTTACTTGACTCTATTACAGAGTATGGTTGCTGGGAAGATGATAATGATGACTTTGTAAAAAAAGAAACAGTATTACCAACAGAACTAGATAGAGAAAGACCAAGAGTAGAAATAATAATCAAAGAGATATAAATGTTAGAATTATTAGCAACAAAACACGATGATTGGGTTAGAATAGCTTTTAGTATGACTGGAAATATGGATGACGCACAAGATTTGGTGCAGGATATGTATCTAAGGTTAGATAGATTGGGTAAAACAAAAGAGCAAATATCATACAAAGATACAGTAAATAGGTATTTTATTTGGACTGTTTTATTTAATATGTTTAAAGTATCTAAGAGAACTAAAGTTTACAAAAAGTTAGATACTTGTGAGTTAGTTGGAAATGAAGAGTTGAAAGACTCTAATTACGATGTTGATGAGGATTATTCTTTTGATGCTTTAAGCGCTAGAGTAAAGGATATAGTTAAAGAATGGAAAGTTTACGACAGACAATTATTTGACTTATATTTTATGCAGGGTCAGTCTTTAAGGCAGATAGCAAACGGAGCAGGTATTGGACTAAACTCTATACATAACTCAATTAAGAGCTATAGGGATATACTTAGGCAAGAGTTATCAGAAGATTTAATGGATTACTTTAACGGAGATTATGATAAAATATAAATTATGAAACAAGATAAATATTATTTAGATTTAGAAGAAAGAGGTTACTATAACACCATAGACAAAAGGTCAAAAGATTATAGAGAGTATAAGCAATGGAAAGCTACTAAGGTAGAAGAAGGTTACAAGTCACATAAGAAAAGTGTAGAGAAGCAATCTAAAGGACTAGGAGACACTATTGCGAAGATAACTAAAGCAACTGGTATAGATAGGGTTGTTAAGTTTATAGCAGGAGAAGATTGTGGGTGTGACGAAAGACAAGAGAGGTTTAACAAAGACTTTAAGTATAAGAATGTTAAGTGTCTTAAAGAAGATGACTATAAGTATCTATCTAACTTTCTAGCTAATAAGAAAACTACAATTAGTTATGACGACAGGGTTAGGGTAATAGGAATATACAACTATGTATTTATTACCAACGAGAAAAGAACTACAAGTTGCTCGTCCTGTATAAGTAAAATAGTTAAAAACCTAGAAAGGTATATGAAGAATTACCAGTAATAATTAGCCTAGCAGTAAAATGTTAGGCTTTTTAGTTAAATAAAGTTGTGTATGTCAAATATATTTCGTATGTTTGCTACTCAATATAAAACTATATAGTTATGTTGCCTACAACTTAGTTGTGTATGACACTTTGCGCTCACAGAAATTAATTAATAACAAATAAATATATATATAATGGAAGAAGAAAGTAAGAATACAGAAAAGCAATGTGATATACACGTTGTTAACTACTGTACCGATGACGAAAAAGACGAGCCTTGGTATGAAAGCGAGGACTGTGAAGATTGTGTTGCTGAAGCTGAAGAAAGTGGATTTGAATACGAACATAACTTTACTTGGGAAAACGGTACTTGGGTGTGTGACCAATGTGGACAACCACAATAGGTATTGTAGTTAACGTAATTGTGTATGCCTAGTAGCGTAAAAATAGAAACAAATATTAATTAACAAATAAAACTTATAAAAATGACTAAAGAAACGATAAAAGAACAACCTGAGCTATTAGGTATAAACGTTGTTAGCAACTGTGCTACTTACTCAATTACACCACAAATTAGGTATAAAAAAACTACAATTGACTTAGGTAATGGGTTGGCAAAAGAAGAATATAGACTACAACAAAGATGGCAAGGAAGCGATGGCTCTGAAGATTGGCAATGGATTGAATATGTAGAGTAGCATTGTTGCTAACACTAAGATAAAGAACGTTTTAATGTTCTTTATTAACTGTTGACCAACGTTTTAATGTTGGTATTAAATTAACTAAAAAATAAATAAATGAAGACAGATTACAGATTTTGGGAACAGAACTTAAACCCAATTACAATGCTACCAGATGATAAAAAGAACTATAGCTCATCTTGGGATTTAGACGAGATGGATAAGTCTCAAAAGAAAAGGGAGGCTATACAAGAAAGACAAGCTATTAGAGAAGAAACTGAAAGAATTAATGCTAAAATTAAAAAAGTAGGTAAGTTTTGGTAATATTATTTGACGCAGACAGCCTTATTTACGCATCTTGCTTTGATTCTAACAAAGAGTCTAGTGAGGAGTGGTTAACAATAGATAAGGCTTACGAAAAGTTTCAAGAAGGACTTGATAAGATATTTGCTGAATTAGAAGAGCAAGTAGAAGTAGAGAAGTTTATAGTATGTAATGGCTCTAAAGGTAATTTTAGACACGACATATCTAAAAAGTATAAAGCTAATAGAACAGGAGAGAAGCCTCCAATACTAGGTAAGCTACATAGTTTAGTTAAGAAGAAATATCGCTCTCATTATGGATTAGGAGTAGAAACAGATGATGTTGTAGCTACACTATGGAAAAGAGTTACTAATGAAAGAGGTATAGACTCTGTTATAATAGTTTCTATAGATAAAGACTATAAGCAATTTCCTTGTTGGTTTTATGATTATCATTGGAAAAAGAAAACACTATCTAAGATATCAGAAGAAGAAGCTACTATTAACTTTTATACACAAATGATTGTAGGTGATTCAGCAGACAATATTAAGTATTGTAAGGGTTATGGAAAGGTTTACGCTAGAAAGCTCTTAGAAGACGTTAAAACACCATTCTCAGCTACAAGAAGAGTTTATACATTGTTTAAAGAAGTGTATGGAGATGAAGCTAAAGAGAAATACAATGAATGTAAAGCATTATTAACATTAAAAACGGATTGCGATGATAGAATCAGGATACAAGGGAAGTGATGATGAGATAACTAAGGCTTACTATGAGATTTATATGTATAACTTACAGCAAGGTTTATTGACTTTAGATGAGTGTAATTGGGATTTAGAGATGTTAGAAGAGGAAGAAGAATATCTTGCTTGTGCTGGAGTGTTTAGAGCTATGAATAACTATGAAGCTGTTAAGGATGAAAGGTTTAGTGAGTTGTGGATAGAGCTTAACGGTAATACAGAATAATTAAAAGTAGTTATCTTAATATGAATAGTAAAGAGATAAAGCCAACTGATGGCAGAAAAGGTAATTCTAGGAAGAAATCTATACCTAAGTTACCCATACCTCAAGGAGAGAGGTCTAACAAACCAGCACTTAACCAAGCAAAGAAGAGTCGTAAGAAACAATATGCAAAGAAAGCTATCAAGAATGTATTTGGTAGTGAAGTTGCTATGTTTGAGTCTATGGCTAAGAAAGCTAAAGAGGGTAGCTACAACCATATGAAACTACTTACTGATATGATGTATGAAGAAGATAAGGATAATACAGGAACAACTGTTAAAGCTCCTGTCATTAACTTTATAGGTGATAGCGAGATAAGTAAGAAGGTTAAGGAAAAGATTATAGACGTAACACCTAAAGATGAGTAAATTAAACATACACACAAAATACATACCACTATTTAAAGAACCTTCAAGATACTTCGTTGTAACTGGAGGTCGTGGTTCTGGTAAGTCATTTAGTATTAACGTATTCCTTCTTAACTTAACCTATGAGAAAGGTCATAAGGTTTTGTTTTCTCGTTATACAATGATATCAGCACACACTTCTATTATCCCTGAATTTATAGAAAAGATTAACCTAATGGGAGTTCACGAAGACTTTAGGATAACTAAAGATGAGATAATGAATCTAAAGACAGGTAGCTCTATAATATTTAAAGGTATTAGAACCTCATCTGGTAACCAAACAGCAGCACTTAAATCATTGAATGGTATTACAACGTTTGTAGTAGATGAAGCAGAAGAATTAGTTGATGAAGAAACATTTGATAAGATAGATTTCTCTATACGTTCGCAGTTAAAGCAGAACAGAGTTATTTTAGTGATGAATCCGACAACTAAAGAGCATTGGATATATAAACGTTGGTTTCAATCAGAAAATGTCTTAGGAGGCTCTAATATGAGCTTAAATGATGTGACTTACATACATACTGATTATAGAGATAACAAAGAGAACTTATCAGAGTCATTCTTACAACAGATTATGACAATGAAGAAGAAGAGACCAGATAAGTACGAGCATCAAATACTTGGAGGTTGGTTGAATAAAGCTGAAGGTACTATAATAAGAAAATGGAGAGTAGGAGATTACATACCTACAGAGCTTACTTGCTATGGACAGGATTTTGGTTTCTCTGAAGATTTAACGACCCTAATTAAGATATCTGTAGATAAAAATGCTAGAAAGGTATGGGTAAAAGAGATATTTGGTCAGAAAGGATTAAATACTTCACAGATATACGGTAAAAATAAAGCTGAATGTGGTTTAGACTTGATAGTCTGTGATAATTCAGAACCCAGACTAATAAATGAGCTTAAAGTATTGGGCCTTAACATAAAACCTACTATAAAGAAGAAAGGGAGTATATTATCTGGTATAGCACTTATGCAAGATTACGAGATAATAGTAGATAGAAACTCTCACGGTATCATAAGAGAGATTAACAACTACGTTTGGAAAGATAAAGGAGAAGTTCCAGTAGATAAATTTAATCACTATATGGATGCGATACGATACGCTATGATGTATCTAATACAAGGAGTTAATAGTGGTGTCTATACAATTAGATAAGACGTTTAATATGAAGAGGTATGTTTAATATGATGGGGTCTACTTCCAACCTTCCTCAATCCACCAATCACAGTTAGGATATAAATCCAGTAAATCATTTACAACCTTGTCAATTAATTTTGGCGAGGCTTCTGTGTTTAATATGAAGGGTTTAAGTTCTTTTTTAGTTTGAATAAATAGTGTTTCCATTTTTGTTTTATGTTTAATATGATGGGTAAAATATTTCTGTTTAATATGGAGGGTAAGACGTTTAATATGAACCCCTCTATGTTTAATATGATGGGGTGCGTTTAATATGATGGGGGTGTGCCTGATTTTCTGCCTTGCTTGTTGCATTATTTAAAATGAATATAAACAGTAAATTTACTTGTATATGTAATATTTTTTTCATATAGCAAACATACGTCCATAAAATTGTTATTTTCAACAAAAAAAGTCTTGAAAAAGTTTGTGTATTAAAAAAGATTATTGTACGCGCGTACATTATATATACAAAATGAATAAAAAATAATTTAAATATATTTGTTTGGTATTATAAAAAAGTTATATATTTGTAGAGTAAAACAATAACTATTAAAAATAAACAAAATGGAAACAATTAAACAAGTATTAAAAAAAGCAAATGAAATATTAAAAGAATGTGCAGCTGGTGCATCTTACGCTATAAAACATTAACAAGATGAAAGAAACAATACAAAAATTAAGAGACTACGCAAATTTAAAAGACGACTGGTATATTAACAGTAAATTAGATTTGCTTGAGGTAGAAATCAGAATAGCTTGCAATAATGCTAAAATTGAAGTGTATAACGAAATTAACAAACAAAAAAAATAATACTATGAATTACATTGAAACAACAAACACAAGAAGTATTTTTGTTAAATTTTTAGCACCTACAAATAGTAAATGTTCTAGAATTAAGCTAATAGACAAATACAGATATAACGAAAGTAAAACATTTTCGTATTGTTATAAAACCAATAATGTATTGCAGCAAGCTATTAATATATTGAAAAGTAATGGCGCTAACATTGTATGCCGTTCTAGTATTACAGACTACTATATAATTAATATAGAAAACTGGGGTGATGAATTTTTAAACATCAAAGACTTAAAATGATATGATTACTAAAATAAGCATAACAACCGCAGTAAAAATATTGAATAGCAACAAAGATTTCATATTTTACAAAGTAGAAGATAATAAAGTAATTGATTTTACATTAACAAATGATATTAGCCGCTTTAGAGCTAGATACAACAATAAGTTTAAAATATTAGACGATATTAAAAAACAAATAAAAACCAATCTTAAAATAGAATTATAAAACTAAACAAGATGAAAAAAGAGAAACTGACAAAGAAGGACTTAAAAAAAGCCTACAATAGCTTGGTAAGTAAAACTAAGATAAAAAGCACTTTTGCCCTAGACAAAGAAAAAATAATGGTAAAAACTGTTCAAAAAATATCAGATAGTAAATACATTTACCCTCTAGCGTATTTCAATATATTGTCTGTCTATTATAATGAAACAAAAGGTATATTGGAGTCAACTCAATACACAAAAAATCCAGACGCTGTATTAAATTATGTAAATTATATATTGAATAAATATAACTAAACAAGATGAAAAACATTTATAACATCATAGAAGACACTTATAACGAATTAGAAATAAACGATTTTGATTTCTACAATGATCTTAATAATAACTTTAATAAATAAATAGATATGAATATACAAGATAGAATAAACGATGTTAACAAACTAGGTATTTTTAACAGCGAAGAAGTAAAAGAAAGTGAGTACAACGAATGTGTGTACTCGGTATTAAAAAGTATTGAATATTACCAGATATTCCATTTAACAAATAGCGAATTATACTATTTAGGAGAAGAAACGGAAAATATTTTAAATGATGCTGATTTGATAGAGGATACTGAGAAAGGTAGGATATACTGTTACAATTAAATAAATAAGATATGCACGAAGATATAATAAAAGTGATGCACATACGATAGACGGATTCACGATAATAAAAACACATATATCTATATAAAATGATTTGAACAAATAACACTATTAAATAAGCCTATATTAATTAATTTTAGTATAGGTTTTTTTTATACAAATATTTGAAGAGATGTAATAGAGAATAGATAGATATATGATTGAGGGTTAAACACCATAAATAAACTCATACAAAGCCTATAATCTAACATCAATACAAACATACTAGATAATAATTATAATAGCTTAGAAAGGCTTAGAATAGATATTAACGTAATATGAATAGTGTAAATGTGTAGTAAGTCAATTAAGTGAATTCAACGTAAAATGAATGTTGGGGATGTGTAGTAGCTCAATTCAATGAATTCAAACAAATACTAAAAAGGTTCTATAGGGGTTTTTTTATAATTTGTAACTTACTGATTATTAGTATATAGTAAATAATTATCTTCGCACATTTTTTCAAACATACGAAGACTTTTTATTTTAAACATCAACTCTGTGATATTCTACTGCTCTGGTTGTTATCTCTAGTATGTCTGCTATATCTTTACTACTTATAGTTGGCTTTAGATTCACTATCTCTCTAACCTTCTCTTTAGTCTTTACTTTAGCTTCTCTACTTATCTCTCTTATCTTAACATCTATATCTAAGCTTCTTCTCATATCTGCTAAATACTTCTCTTGTCTTTGTTTATATTCTTTACCCCAATTATATGTATGGTGGTGTATCCAAGACATAGGTTTGTTATAGTCTTCAAAGTTGCTTATGTAATGCCTAGACCAAATATTATCTGGTTTAGACATCCACACAAACTCATAACCATCATAGACTACTTTATGGTTAGTTACTTCTTTTAGGTTCTTTAATTGTTCTGTAGTCCAGTTAGTCATATTAATAATATAAGCAGTTAAACAATTCTTCACCTATAAACTCTATTGTTTTATACGTTGTATAGACTATAGCTATAGCTGTGTACAGTAATATAAATGTTGCTTTATATCTCATATCTTGTTATGTTAATGCTATTACTGTTAATATTATTCCTAGTACTACTACATAAGATATAATAAAGAATGTTATTACTCCTTGTAGTGTTGTTGATTTATTTGCTTTACCTACCTTCTCTAAGTGCGGCAATGTCTTTCTTTTATATCCTTCATTTAACTGAACTCTTTGTTGTTTAGTTGTCTTTGGAATTACTAATTTTGGTTTTCCCATATCTTATTCTTTATAATGTAAATTAATTATCCTAGGTTCAGCTCTTAAATCTTCCAAAGCACGTTCAGCATCTTCTAATGTCTTTAGTTGACCATTGTTAATCTCTGGATTCATAATTAATTTATATTTACCAAACCAATTTCTTTTGTATAGACAAAAAAATGATTCATCTCTATACGAAAATTCTTTTATTAAATACTTTGCTTTATATCTCATATCTATTTGTTTTCAAGATTAGTGTACCATCCACTATTCAACTCTTCATTTAATCTATGTTCTCCTTTCTTTGTAAAAAAGTCTCTCTCAAACTCTCCAAAGGTATGAAAGTCTTTTAATTTGTCAACACATTCTTTGACTGTTTCTCCATTTGTCCAAGTCTCTCTTGAACCACATTCACTTGTAATGTAAAGTTTGTAATTTCCCATATCTTATAATTTATTTGTTAAATATCTTTCTAATCCTGCTAATGCCCTCCAAGCTACTTTAGTTAAGTGTAGTACTCCATCATCATCTAAAGGGTTTATAGTATGGTCTATTAAGTGTCTAGTTAAAGCATCATACTCATCTTTAGACTTATCCATATCCCAATGTAGAGGTTTGTCTGGATGGTGTTGGTCATTACCAGCTTGGCTACACTTAGCAACCTCTTTTAAGGCATTTGGAAAGTATTTTAATACTCCACTAAACACAGGTGTAGCTTTTCTCTCTGCTGCTTTACTTGGAGCTTTATTAAACCCACTAAGCATATCTTGCTCGTAGTGTTCTCCACTATTACCATTCTGAGCTATAGTTCTTAATCTTTTTTCGTGTTCTGCTGATTCTAACATCTCTAGTTGTTTCTCTCTTGCATTCATTATGTTATTATTTTAAGTATTTTATTTAAATGATTTATATCCTTACCTATAAGTGCATTGTAAACCTCTCGTCTTATATCACTTATTACACTTTTCCTAGCTATACTACTACTCTGGTAAGTATCAGTACTTTCTATTATAGCTCTAAGCTCTAGATAATACATTTTGTACTTAGGCATTAACTCTAAGTCATTATCAACTACTTTTATAGCGTGTAGTACGTTTTCGTGCTTCTGACCAAACAAGTCTGCTATGTCTTGGTATATCATACCTGTAAGCTCTCTTATAATCTTACAAGCGTACATTCTAGGTCTAACTATATTAGTCTTTCTGCTTTTTACTCTACAATCTGTCTCGAAGTACTTGTTTACTTGGCTTATCACTTCCTTTGCTATCTCGTATTGTTCCTTTGTCATCTGTTTCTAGTTTACAATAGCAACCACCAACTCTAAGTTGGCAGTCGCATATCCTCTGTTGCATATTATATTTCATCTATTTGAGCTTGAGCATTCTTTAAATACTCTTCCTTATTAGCCTCGTAATCACTTAAAAGACCTTCTACAATAACTAATTCATCTAAATCTAGCTTAGATATAGTGTTTATTACAGAATCTATCTTATTTAGTATATTGGTAGTCATCTCTGGGTCTGCTTGATATACTGAGTCAAACTCTTCTCTTACTATAGGCTCTAACATACTGTTAACCCTATTTATCTGCTGTTTTAAGCTACCTTTGTATCTGTTTGTTAATACTAATTCTTCGTTAGCTTCTAAGAGCAACTGAGACGTTAATACTGACTTTAAATAACTAATTGTTTCTTTACTTACCATTATAATCCTGTTGTTATGTTATTATCTATTACTTGTACAATGTGTCTAAATGTACTTCTTTCTTGTTCTCCAGTTACATCTACTCCGTTTAGTAGTAATCTGTAATGGTCTTTCTTGGTTTCTTGCATTTCAATACTATTCATCTTTATTGGTTTTAAGTTTAATTACTTGTTTGAAAAAATCTCTATCTTTAACTAGATTGCTTTTTATAAATTCTAGCGTCTTATAATGCTCTCCTAGAAATGTATCTAGTGAGTATCTTAAAAGCCGCTCGTTATCTGAATCCTTCTCTTGTATGTGTTTAAGGAAATGATAGCTACCATCTTGCAAGTCTTTCTCCATAAAAATAGTAATCTTGCTTTTACTATTCTCATAACTTGTAACATCTTCTATTTGCATAATTTAGTTTTAATTAGGTTGCAATAATACGAAATATAATTGATATAAGCAAGTTATCTTTCATAATAATCTAGATAATCTTGTGTTTCTTGTGTTTCTAGTGAATCTCTCATATAAACTGTATGTAATTCTACTACATAATCAAATAGTTCTGTCATAGCTTTAGATTGTATAGGTAACGGAATACCATCTGCCTTAGAATACACTTCTATTGTAAATAAACAATCCCAAGAGGTAAACCTTACATCTACATCGTATTCTCCGTCTGAATACACTATATCCACTCCTTCGTGGTCTACTTCTGGGTGAATGTCTCTTACTAATTCAATAATTTCTTTTTGTGTCATAATTTATAGTTTTAATAGTTCTTGTTTAACTTCTCGCCAATATGATTCAGTTGATTTACTATCGCTATAACCTTGAGCGTAAGCAGCTTGTATAGAAGGAATGCTTATTATCTCTTCTACACAAATTAATGCACATAACCTTGACTGTTCAAAAGTAACCTCTTTGTAAGGGTGTTTTGCCTTATCAAGAAGTTTAAATACTAACTCCTCTGCTTTTTCTTTTGGTGTCATTTCTTTTTCTTTTTTTTAATTAAATAATCTTTTTCTGGTATGCCTTCTATATTATTAAACCTAGTTTTTAACTCCATCCTAGCAAAAGACTTTCTTAATCCATCACTGCGAACTATTGTATCTATAGAGTTAATAATATACCTGCCTGTACATTCTGTTTGTACTATCTCGTATATCTGATTAGTATTCAGACACTTAAACTTCTTGAATTTTATAGTATTGTCAAAATCTAGTAATTCCACTAATCGCAGTAGTTTAAATCCGACCTGTTTAATGAGGAAGGAGTCATAAGGGTTTTAACAGAAAGATTATCTTCATAATTATAGATAGTTTGATGAAAGTAATAACCATTTACATTGTAAAATCTTAAATTGTATGAGTATCCATCACTGTAAGTAATTAAAAGTTCAAGTTCAGAGTAAGAATTATTTACAATATCCACAACCTCTAACTCAGAAAGATTTAAGTCTATGTAGCAGTCTAACTGAGAATTGAACGGATATATATCATAAACATTATCAGAATAGTCTATAGATATTAATTGCGGAGAATTGAATTCTAGCTGCCATAATTCAACTTCAGCAAGCCTATCTAGCATAGTTTGCTCTTGCTTTTCATTGTTACAACTAAATAATGTTACGATAATAATTAATGATGCTAATTTTTTCATTTTATATAAATTTAATTTGTTAATATGATGCAATATTACAAAAAATAAATAACATACGCAAGTTTTAACACACTAATTTTAAAAATAGTTATCTTATTATACAAAAATAATATATGGATAACGGTTTTAATTTAAGTATTCCTAAGACGTTGAGAGGTGTAAAATTACATCAATGGGTTAAATTTATGGAGGTTTACGAAAAGAACAAAGATAATGAGTCTTCTGAGTTCTTAGATAAGAAAATGATTGAAATATTATGTGAAGTTAGTTTAAAAGACTTAGCATTAATACCTATAGCTTCATTTGATACTGTTTTAGCTCATTTATACGAGATTTTAAACACAAGTGTAGATTTAGTTAATACATTCAAAATGAAAGGCTCTGATGGAGTAGAAGTAGAGTTTGGTATTATACCTAACCTAGATAAAATGACTTATGGAGAATGGGAAGACTTAGAAAACTATATATTTGACCAAAAGAACCTACATAGAGCAATGGCAGTACTATACAGACCGTTAGTCTATCAAATAGGAGGTAAATACAGGGTTCATCCATATCAAGGAACGGAGTTCTATGCAGAATTAATGAAAGAGATGCCAGTAGATATAGCTTTAGGTGCTAGGGTTTTTTTTTATCGTTTAGTGAAAAAATTAGGGAACTATACAATGGACTCTATACTCAAACAGTATCAGCAGGAGCAGAAAGAGGGCAGTCATTCATCCAATCTTTCGGAAAAAAATGGGGAGGATATCAAGCGATATTTACTCTTGCAGAAGGAGATGTCAGAAGAATTGACGAAGTTACAAAACTCCCACTTCATCAATGTTTAATGTTCTTAGAGTACGTTAAAGAGAAGAATGAATTAGAGAATAAGTTAATAAAACAAAGTACAAGATAATGAAGCACGTTTACGACATATTAGATGTATTAAGAGATGAGTTAAGAAGCCATCCAGCTGTAAATACGGTCTCCTACGGAGACATCACTGACTTAGATTTAGATAAAACGACAATGTTCCCATTGTCGCATCTACTAATCGATAGTGCATCTTACGGAGAAAGAACTATTACATTTAGAATAAAGGTGTTATGTGCTGATATAGTAGACTACAATCAACTAGAAAACCAATTTGATGAGTTTTATGGCAATGACAACTTGCACGATGTTATGAATACTCAGTTTCAAGTAATAAATTCACTTATAACTAAGTTAATGCGTGGACACTTGTTTAAGTCTAACTACCAAGTAACAAGCACTCCTTCAGCAGAGCCATTCAAAGAGAGGCACGGAAATGTATTAGCAGGATGGACTACAGATATAGAAATAGAAGTACCTAACGGAATAAGCATCTGTTAATGGAGAACAAGCACTTAAATGAAGCGTTACACGAGGCAGGTAAGCTAATAAAGAGTAAACTAAGAGTTGCTGCTGCTAATGACGGATTCAAAGCAACTGGAAAGCTGGACAAGTCATTCGATTACAGTGTTGTAGCTAATGAATTGCAGGTAATGTCTGAAAAGTACGCAGGGGCATTATCTGAAGGTATATCTACAAATGGAAGCGGAAATAAAGCTGAGTTTGAGAAAATGCAGATAAACATAATAAAGTGGGCAAAGATAAAAGGCATTAGACCTCAAGTTAGAGATAAGAAGGGTAGATTCACAAATGTTACAGATAGAACTTGGAAGTCTTTAGGTTTCGTATTATCAAGAAGTATAAGAAGAAAAGGTATATCTAAGCGTTTTGGATATAAAGGTAGTGGGTTTATACAAACGGTAAAAGAACAGACTCAAAAAGAGATTGTAGAAATACTGTCAGCAGGTTTTAAAAAGGATATATTAGCAGAATTAGATAAAATTAAAAAAATAAAATAGTATGGGATTAATATTAACACGAAGTCCATTTCACGTAAGTAGGGGAGCTTTAGACGCTAACGCCTTATTAACTGTTCAAGTAGGTTTAATGGATGATGGAAATGTAGAGATTGCTGAAACTTACGATTTAAACTTTAGAAATAATTTATTTATAGATATATCTAATCTTTGTAGTGTTGCCTACGAAAAGAATTATTCATACGTAACTAGCGTTGGGGGGTACGTTTCTAGTGATAGCAAGATATACGAGACAGGTTATATTACGGTAACATTGAGTGGCAGTATTGATGGTGTAGAACAAGATAGCCAAGTGACTAATTACTACTGTACTGACGGTTATGTGTATTCATCTGAGAGATTTGATAAAGATTTTAATGATGAATTAAAGAGTAATAGTTTCTACGCTGGTAGTTCTGATACAATATATAAGTTAGATGATTCAAATTTAAGAATACCATTACTTAATATCAACTCATACGCTTCCGACTATTACGTAGATGTATCTTTTATGAGTAAAGGAAGCGTTGTTTTCACAGACTCCGTATTGTACAGGGATTATAGTAGTTTTACTCTTACTGCGTCTAGGTGGGCAAGAACTTTCGATTATTCATCATTTTTAAATAGAATAAATGAAAATGACGGAAAGATTGAGTTAAGTCAATGTGTCAATGAGTTCTTTGATGAAAATAGAATAGACGATGTTGATGAGGTTTATATATCTTCAAGTCACGGAGTTAAGATACTGAAAGTAAAAACAGTAGAAGAGTGCAAGTACAATCCTTATAGGATAACGTTTAAGAATAGATATGGTGTAATGGAAGACTTATGGTTCTTTAAAAAGTCTGTAGAGTCTATAAGCGTTAAAGCAGATGACTTTAGAGCTAACCAGTTTAAGCAAAGAAATACAAACAGGTCTAGCCTTAACAACAAGTCATTAATAAGGTCTAGTCAAGAATATAATAAAAACGGTACAACATCTATAACGCTTAACTCTGGATTCGTAGATGAAGCTCTTAACGAGTCTTTTAAGCAACTTATGTTATCTGAAGAGGTGAAATTATATGATTTTAAAAATGATGTACTGAGTGCTGTTAAAATTAAGGATTCAGAGCTTAAATTAAAGACATCAACTAACGATAAATTAATAAACTACACAATAGAAGTAGAATTTAGTAATAACATAATAGACGATATAGTTTAATGAAATTACAACCACAATTATATATAGACACGAGTGGTAATCCATTAGGAGAGCCTACATTTGAAAGAGTAGATTTTTTTGACTTTGAGTCAATAGAAGTAACGTCTACTATACAAGACTTTAGGGATATAGGTAAGGTTTTTACAGACTATTCTCAAACCTTTAGTCTTCCTGCGTCTAAAACTAACAATAGAATATTTAGACATTACTACAATTCTAGTATAGAGAACGGTTTTGATGCTAGAATAAAGCAAAGAGCAGAGATACATATAAACGGTATATTTTGGAAGACTGGATATATTAGATTAAGCAAGTCTCTAATATCAAGAGGTAAAGCAAAATCTTATAGTGTAACTTTCTTTGGTAGTTTAACTAATCTTAGTAATGTTTTAGGTAATACAGAGCTTTCAGAATTATTTACATTAGATAAGTATAACCACGTATACGAGATAGGTACTGTTCACGATGGTTTTATTGAAGGGTTACAATTATCTGGAGACACTATGAGTAAAGGTGAGAATAGAGATATCGTTTATCCTTCTATATCTGCTACAGATAAGTGGTATTACGACTCTGATGCAGAAACAGCTCCTGTGGAGTACAATCAAGGATATAGTGTAAACTTATATGATGAGGATGGTCTAGGAGCTTACGGTATAAATTGGCTATCATTAAAACCTGCTATAAAGGTTAAGCATATAATAACAGCTATACAAGAAAAGTATAGTAGTATAAACTTTTCTGATGATTTCTTTGGAACTCAAGAGTTTGACAATCTTTATATGCTTCTGCACAATAACAAAGGTGTTTTAGCTCCTGCTTCCAACTCTACAGATTGGGCATCTGTTACTTATAGAATAGGTACAAGTGATATTAATTCAGACTTTAGGTTAGACACATCAGACCCAGCTAATACGACAGATATCAGGGACTCTATAATTACTAAATGGGAAAATAAAGACGGACAAAAGGTGGTTTTCCAATACCACGTAATTGTAACCATTAGTAACTCAGTTAAATCTGGTGGAGGTAGCGACCCTGTATATGATATAGATGTGTTGGATGGGAATATTGAAATAGAAAGATTTATAGGTGTGTCTGGAGATGGCTCATATACTGCTGTTTTATGTACGGAGAACGAGAGAAAGTGGGAAGACGTAAGGGTTAGGATAGGTTCAAGAGAGAATGAGTTATCTAGTTATCAAATGTCATTAGAATTAAAGTCTGTAAGGTTTAAACAACCTTATACTGGACTCGATAGTACTTGTGATGTAGAAGTTTTTATAGGTAATGGAGGTGTACCTGTAACGGAAAGCTACTTTTACAATACTGCTGTATCTGGAACTCAAACACTAGTTCAAACTATAGAGATAACTAAGAATATGCCTAAAATGAAGATATTAGACTTCTTAACAGGTATATTTAAAATGTTTAATCTTACTGCAAAACCTAACGATGAAGGTGTTATTGTTGTTAAAACATTAAATCAATTCTATGATGATGGTAATACTATAGATATTACAACTAAAGTAGATACAGAAGAAGTTGCTGTAAACAGAATGGACTTATTTAAAAACATAGAGTTTAAGTTCTCTGAAGCTAAAACATTTGGTTTAGTAAACAACAATGAAATATCAAATACAGATTACGGTAACTTAGAATACCAAGCAACAGCAGACGGTACTGATTCCAACTTAGTATTTGATGGTAAGGATTATAAAATTAACTTACCTTTTGAGAAAATGTATTACGAGAGGTTGTTTGATGAGAATGATTTACTTTCAAGAACAGAGTTTGGTAATGGATGGTTAGTAGATAAAGACCAGAACGAAGTACTTACAAAACCTTTATTATTTTATAATATTGTGCAACCTATAGATAGCTCAAGAACTCCTATAGGATTTAAAGACCGACAAGGCTTAATAACTCAGTACAACAGAGCTAGTAATACCAATGCTAGTGAGAAATTTAGCTCTATTATTGGAGATTGGGTTATAACAGAAGGCACTAAGAGTGTAAACTTTAATACAGAATATGATGAGTTTAGCTTTACACAAGTAAGTAGAGGTTTATTTAGAAAGTATTACCAAGACTATATTACAAGTATATTTAACAAAGGAACTAGGGTATTTGATTTGGAAATGAAAGCTGATTTAGCCTTCTTGCTAAAATACAATATAAACGATACATTAACCATAAAAGGAGAGGAGTTTTTAATAAACAACATAAGAACAAATCTAACTACTGGATTAACTAAGCTAGAACTAGTACTTAAATTCTTTACTGAACTTGTAGATGATGCTATTGGAGCAACATTGACAGAACCTGAAGGTCTTGGTTTAGTGTTTAGAAATAGAAATTCTATTGTATTTAATTGGGATGCAAATCCTTCAGACCAATTAGTTAAAGGCTATAAGATATATGTAGATGGAAGTCTTGTAGATACTATACTGTTGCAAACATCTTATACTCTTACAGGATTGGATGCGAATACCACTTATAGCATACAAGTTTCTGCTTATAATTCTCAAGGATTAGAGTCGTCTTTATCAAATGCATTAAGTGTAACCACTTTAAATACAGATACTCAACCTCCAACATCACCAACTAACCTCCGTCTAGTTAGTATGTCAGACGTAGATGTAAGTATTTCTTGGTCTGCTAGTTCTGATAATGTAGGTGTAACAGGATATGAGGTATATGTTGATGGAGTATTAAATCAAACAGTTACAGGAACTACTGCTGATATATACGGATTATCTAGTACTACTAAGTATGAGGTGTATGTTAGAGCAAAAGATGCAGTACCTAATTATTCAGAAATAAGTAACACTATAGTATTTAAAACATTATGATAATAAAACAAGCATTAGAGTTATTAGCATCAGATGAATGGCTAATAAAAGACAAGGATATACAAATAGCAAAAGGGTTGTACGAATTACCTACAACCTTTGCTGAACTAAAAATGAATAATAAACGCAAAAAACTAGCGAAATAATGGCAGATAAAACTAACAATATAATATATAGAATTGAGGTAGACTCTAAGTCTGGTAAATTAAATATAGACGGTGTTACCAAGAGTTTTGAACAAGCTGACAAGGCTTTCTTAAAGCTACAGAAAGATGTCGCTAAAGGAATTCCTAACGCCACAAAGAGTGTTAAAAATCTAGGAGATGCTACAGGTTCTGCTACTTCTGCAACAATGGAACTTTCTAGAGTTATATCTGATATGCCTTATGGTATTAGAGGTATGGCGAATAACATTACTCAGTTAGTTTCTCAGCTAGGTACTGCGTCAACTAAGGCTGGAGGACTTACTAACGCATTAAAACTTATGTGGGCACAAATGATGGGACCTTTAGGTATTGTATTTGCTATTACCGCCGTTGTATCTGCATTAGACTTCTTTTGGGGTGCTCAAAAAAAAGTAGAAGAATCAACAGAGGACGCAACAAATCAAATAACAAAACAAGTTAAAGAAATTCAAAAACTTCAAAGGGTAACTAAAACTTATTATGAATTTATAGGAGAGGCTTTATCATCAATAAAGTCAGACGGAACTGTTTTTAAAGAAGAGTTGTTTTCAATACAAGATGTAGTAAAAATTTTATCTAAAGATTTTTCAGAATTTAAAAATGGAATTGACTCATTATCTGAACAAGATAAAAAAGACCCAAAAAAACTAGAGAATCTAATAAAGTCGTTCCAATCATTATTGAAATATAGAGAAGATTTAGATGGTTTAGAAAAGAGATTAGATAAGTTCAGAGAATTACAGAAAAACAATATAAAGTCATTTCAAGAAGAAGAGGGTGGGGCTTTAATTGATGTAGGTAAAAAAGTTTCGTCTCTAACTTTTGAGTATGTTAATCTTCAGAGAGCTATATTAGGCTTAGAGAGTTTGTTTGAAAAGAATGATTCAGAAGATAAAACCAAAAAACTATCTCCATTTAAAACACCTAAAGAGCTAGAAATAGATATAAAGAATGCAGATAATGCTATTATACAATACGAGAAGAAGATAGAGGACGCTAGGCTGAAAAAAGAACTTAATGACAAGCTAAGTGAAGCTACATCTGAAGAAGAGAAAGCTAAAATAAGAAGGAATTACGAAAAGGATAGGTTGATAAACCAAATGAATGCTGAGGAAGACATCCTTAATATTAAAAAATCAGCAGAAGAAGCTGTAGTCAAAACAAAGACTAAAAATCACGTAGACGAACTAAAGAGAAAATATACAGAGTTCATTACAGAACTAGACTACAAAAAGAAGCTAGAGAAGATATCAGAAGAAGACGCTAAGAGACTGAAAGGAGACGCAACTGGCAAATTGTTTGAAAGTTTAGCACAGGCTGATACAGAAGAAAAAGTATCTCTTGAAGAAATAACTGAAAAGTATAAACCAATATTCGCATTATTTAACAACCTTAAATCTGCTAGATTGGAAGCGTTATTTAGTTTTCCTACTAAGGATGACGGTAAAAAATCTAAGCAACAAGAAAATCTTGAGAAGCAGATGTTTTATGCAGAACAGTTTATGATGGTTCAGCAAAGTCTTACAGATTTCTTAGGAGGGGAGTTTGATAGACAGTTGACTATGGAGCAAAATAAGACTAATGCTATGAATAATGAGCTTAGAGAGAGGTTAAACAATGAGAATCTATCTGCTGGAGAAAGAAAAAGTATTCAGTTGCAAATAGCTAGAAATGATGAAGCTCTAAGAAAAAAGCAAGAGAAGATAGAGAAGAAAAGATTTAAAATGCAAAAGGCTGCTAATATTTCTCAAGCACTAATATCTACTTACCTAGCTGCTGCTCAAGTTCAAGCCAATCCTTTATTGATAGACCCTGTAACAAAAAGTATAGCGATGGCTGCAACAATAACTAGCGGGTTATTAAACGTAGCAACTATAGCTAGACAAAAGTTTCAATCTAGTGCAGGTGCAACAGTTCCAGCAGGTGCATTAGGTGGTGGTGGTTCTGGAGGTGCAGATAGAAGTTTTAACTTTAATTTAGCAGGAGCTTCTCAAGAAAACCAATTAGCACAAGCATTGCAAGGGCAATTTGACCAACCTATACAAGCGTACGTTGTTAGTAGAGATATAACAAACCAACAGCAATTAGACCAAGACATATTAACTAATGCTAGTTTTGGATAAAATAAAACGATAATAATAAAAATAGTTAACTTATTAAATAATATATTATGGATACAATAGAATTAATTATAGACGAACAACTAGGAGAAGAAGGCATAAACGCCATCTCTCTAGTAGAGTTTCCTGCCATAGAAGAAAACTTTGTTGCACTTAGTAAAGACCAGCATAAAGTTGAGTTTAAAACTGTAGATAAAGAGAAAAGAATTATTGTAGGATTAGCATTAGTTCCAGATAAGCTCATATATCGTCGTAGAGGCGATTACGAGTACAATATAACATTCTCTAAGGAAACTGTTAGAAAAGCGTCCGAGCTATACTTAAAACGTCTTAAAAACAACAATACAACGTTAGAACATCAAGAGTTTACCTCTGGAGTGTCTGTAATAGAATCTTGGATAGTAGAAGATGCTAAACAAGATAAAACTGCTTTGTATAACTTAAATGCTAAAGAAGGGGATTGGGCAGTAGTTATGAAGATAGATAATGATGCTGTATGGCAAGATGTAAAGAATGGTAAGTATTTAGGTTTAAGTATTGAGGGTATCTTTAGTGATAAGAAAGAAGATATGAGTGCTGTAGAAGATATGACTGAAGAAGAAGCTAAGATATTATTACAAGAAATAAAAGACTATTTAGAGAATGAGTAGAGAGATAAGTAATACTAGTTTTCAGATAAGACCAGATTCACACACATCTTTAGAGATACAGAATCTAACTGGAGAAGTAGGTTCAATAGTTTGGAATAAAACTACAGAAGCTCTTGTTACTTGGATTGGAAACGATTGGGTTACATTAGTTACTAACCCCCCTACTGGAGCTACACCATTCTTAATAACTGCTACTGCTGGAGGAATCTCAACATACTCAAGTCATAACGCAGATATATATTTAACTTGGACTGGAGTTAATGGAACATACGAACTTACATTGCCAGATGCAGCAGAACATCCTTACAGAGCTATAAGGATAATAAATGACGGAACTGTGAATGCTGCTGACAAGATTCACGTATTAGCACCTAATTTACAAACAATAGACGGAGGTGCTTTTTACTCTATAAGCAAACCCTTTAATGGGGTTCAAGCTTGGAGCGATGGCTCTAATTGGATTGTAATTCAAGCGAAGGGTTAAACATAGAAAAATAAACAAATGAGAGCAAAGTACTGTAAATGTAAAAACACATACACTATAAAAGGTTGTAGTAAGCGAGGTTGTAATCAGCCTTATTACTGGTTTCAAGGTATAGGGAGGATATACCAAGAGCCTGTAAAAAACGAAACATTTGATATAACATTTGACGAAACATTTAAATAAAAATTATGAGCATAAAAAGTAATTCAATAATAATTAGAGACGAGAACACTACTGGAGCAAATACAGCTTCTAGGGTAGGAGGAGTGTTGGTGGAAATAGCAGATACTCTAACATCTTACAAGAGTTTAATAGACTCTAATACTGATAAGACAGGTATAAGTACTCAACAAGCTAACGAGATAGCTAGTAACAGTTTAAAAAACAGCTATCCAAGTTCAGATGCATCTAAATTATCTGGAATATCAGCAGGAGCGCAAGTTAACACAATAAATAGTACGACTACAGGGGAGTTAACTGGTAGTGATGTTATTACAAATATAGTTTCCCTTACTCAAGCTGAGTATGACGCAGGTACTCCAATATCTACAACTCTTTATATTATAAAATAATATTAAACTATGAATCTAGGAAGCGAATCGGTATCAAAAATATACTTGGGAAGTAATGAAATACAGAAAATATATCTAGGAGATTCTTTGATTCTTGACGGTAGTGCTAGTTATTTATTAGACACCTACACGAACTCATCATTAGCTTATTCATTAAGACAACTTAGTTCGTCTACAACTAGCGTTGTTAGAGTAAGAAGAGACTCTGATAATACAGAACAAGACTTTAGTGCAGATGATATAACAGACGGTACACTAACAACCTTTGTAGGCTCTGGAGATGGATTTGTAACTACTATATATGACCAAAGCGGTAATAGTAATAATGGAGTACAAACTAATACATCTAGTCAACCTAAAATTGTTGACAATGGCTCTTTAATATTAGATAATAATGAGCCTTCAATGCTATTTAGTGGTTCACAGTCATTTGACTTCAACCCTTTCCAGATAGACAAATCTGATGGTTTCTTTTGTTTTTATGTTACAACATACTTAGGAGTGAATAATCATAGAGTTTTATCTATGGGGTTATCAGGACAGAGAGATTATGTGTCTGGTGGAGTTTTAATAGCCACTAGGCAATATGGTTTAAATGGAGAAAACATAATAACACTTTCGAGTTCGCTTAATGGTAGTGGTTCTGATGAATTAAACATTTATAAGTCAAACTCAATATCTAATGCTATTGTTAGGAATAATGTTCAGATAGGTACTAGCTCAAACTTAAGTGTAGCTGCATTTACTCCAACAGAAGCTAAAATAGGAGGAGATGTGGCATCAAGTTCTGGTTATGCAAATGCAAGGATTAAGGAGGTTATTGTATTTAATAATGACCAATCTGCAAATGAATCTTCAATACAGCAAGATATGAATGATTACTACTCAATATACTAAATAAATAGGTAGTTATATTTACAAAATAAAACAGTTAAAATAAAAATAGTTATATTAATATATTAAAATCAATCAATTATGAACAGTAAAGAAATTCTTACAAGCATCAAAGAATTAGTAGGTCTCTCTAAGGAGGAGGTTGCTAATGAAGTTGAGGCTACAGAAGAGGTTATCTTATCTACAGAAGTAGTTGCTGAGGAAGTTATCGAAGAAAAAGTTGAGGAAGTAGAGCTATCTACAGAAGAGACTAAAGAAGAGGTAGTTGAAGAAGCAGTTGAATTAGCTGAAGAGAAAGAAGAGCCTAAACAAGAAGCACCAGTTCAAATGAACTTTGCTACTCAAGAAGAACTATCTCAAGTTAAACAAGAATTGTTATCTATGATTAAAGCAATGATGGAAGACAAATCTGATTATGCTGAGGCTGATGTACCTGCTAAATTATCTGCTGAAGAAAAAGAAGCTGTAGAGCTTTCTGAAGAGGTGGTGGAAGAAGTAGTGCATTCTCCAGAGAGTGTAACTGAGACTAGACAGAAAAATTTTAACAATAAAGGAATGACTGCTGCCGAACGAGTGTGGTCAATGATTAATAATTAAATTTAAAATACGCTAAAATTATGGCAACAAGTACAAGTATTACTACTACCTATGCTGGAGAAAGTGCTGGGAAATACATCTCGGCAGCTTTATTAGCTGGTAACACAATCGCTAACGGTGGTTTAACTATTAGACCAAACGTTAAATTTAAAGAAGTTGTAAAAAGATTAGAATTAGACGGTATCGTAAAAGATGGTACTTGTGATTTCGCTGACACTTCTACATTAACACTTACTGAAAGAATCCTTCAACCAGAAGAATTTCAAGTAAACTTAGAATTATGTAAGAAAGATTTCCGTTCTGACTGGGATGCTATCTCAATGGGATATTCTGCATTTGACAATTTACCTTCTTCTTTCCAAGACTATTTAATTGGTCACGTTGCTGCTAAAGTAGCACAGAAACAAGAGCAAAACATCTGGGGTGGTACTAACGCTACTGCTGGAGAGTACGATGGTTTTTCTACTTTATTAGCTGCTGATGCTGATTTACCTGCTGCAAACGAGGTAACAGGAACAACTGTAGATGCTTCTAACGTTGTAGCTGAATTAGGAAAAGTTGTAGATGCTATTCCTGCTGCTTTATACGGAAGAGATGACTTAATGATTTATGTTGCTCAAAACGTATTTAGAGCTTACAAGCGTTCTTTAGGTGGTTTCCAATCTGGAGGTCAAGGAGCTGCTGGTTTCCAAGATAGAGGTAACAATCAAGACATAAACATCGTTTACTTTGATGGTGTAAAAATCTTTATGGCTAACGGATTAGCTAATGATACTATGATTGCTACTACTAAAGATAACCTACACTTTGGTACTGGACTTATGTCTGACCAAAACGAAGTTAAGATTTTAGATATGGCTGACTTAGATGGTTCTCAAAACGTAAGAATCATTATGAGATTTACTGCTGGTGTTCAGTATGGAATTGTTGAAGATATCGTAACTTACGGAATCGTTAACTCTGCTAACTAAGATTAGTATAACATAAACTAGAAAGGGTAGGTAAGCCTAGAGCCTACTTACCCTTTTTTATTAACTTTTAAAAATATAATATAATGAGTTGTGATATTTCAAGAGGTCGTTTAGAGCCTTGTAAAGATTCAGTTGGAGGATTAAACGCTGTTTACTTCGTTAACAAAGGAGACTTAGGTGCTATTACCTATGATGCTACCGACACAGATGTTATTGATGCTGTTGCAGGAACACCTGACGCATACAAGTTTGATATTAAAGGTGGTTCTACATATACAGAAAACATTACCTCTTCAAGAGAGAATGGAACTACTACCTTTGAGCAAGTTTTAGAGCTTCAATTAACTAAGCTAACTAAAGAAGACCATAAAACTGTTAAGTTATTAGCTTACGGTAGTCCTCACATTTTAGTAGAAGACAATAACGGAAACGTATTTGTTGCAGGTTTAGAACACGGATTAGATGTATCTGGAGGTACTATAGTTTCTGGAGCTGCTATGGGAGATATGAGTGGATATACTTTAACATTCTCTGGAATGGAGAAAGCACCTGCTAACTTCTTAGGAGACACTATTACTGCTGTAGGTTTTACAGTTACTGAAGGAGTATAATTAGTTATTTATTAAATACTAAATGAAGCATTAAAACGCTTCACAACAGTCAATAACCCGAATTAAAAACTCGGGTTATTTTTGTGTTAGGCAAACATACAAAAAATAAACGAGACTACCAAATAAAAAACAAAATAATTAAAAATAGTTATCTTAGTATGATAATATTATTACCAATCACATCAGAACAAACTATATCTGTATCACCTAGATATACAGATTATTTCTCTGAAGAACATTACGAAAATAGAGTAAAATCTAATGGGGGTACTTTGGAGGCTATATCTTGTTTGACAGATAATGCGTCTGAGTTTAATAATACTTCTATAAGCATAAGAAGAGATGGAGATGGTAAGTCAGAAACTATTACAGATGTTAAAGGTTTAGTAAATGGTAACTTTATAGACTTTACTTTTGCTAGTACAATACTAGAAGAGGGTTCTACTTATTATGTAGAGATAACAGATGATAGCAATTTAGTGTACAGAGACAAAATATACTCTACAACACAAACCAACTATACTGTAAAGCACGAAATATCTAAAAGTAGATATACACAGCCTACAGGAGAGGTAAATGATAATACATACATTATATAATGGAAGATAAGAAAAAGCAACAAAACGTAAGGATACTTAATCTATCATCTTACGAAGCACCAGAGGTAAAAGAAGTTCACAATAGAGATTGGGTTTCTTGGGGTGCTGATAATAATTATTTCGGTAGACTTATAGAATTAGACACTTCTAGTCCAACTAACGCTAGATGTAATAATGGTATTGCTGATATGGTATTTGGTAGAGGTATAGAATCTACTAACTCTGAGTTGTTACCAGAACATTATGTAAGAATGAAGAAACTATTAAGACCTAGAGAAATTAAAAAGGTTGTAATAGATAGAAAGAAATTAGGACAAGCTGCAATTAAACTTACTTATAATAGAGGTAAGACTAAGATATTAAAGGTATCTCACTTTCCTATGGAAACATTAAGAGCTGAGAAAGCAGATGCTAAAGGAATTATACAAGCATACTACTATCATCCTAATTGGGCAGATGCTAAACCTAGTGATAAGCCTAAAAGAATACCTTGCTTTAAACACGGAAGTAAATCACAAAGAGAAGAGATATATGTGATTAAGCCTTATAGAAGTGGTTTTTACTACTACTCTACTCCAGATTACCAAGCGTGTTTACAGTATGCAGATTTAGAATGTGAAGTATCTAACTACCATATATCTAATATACAAAACGGATTAGCTCCTAGCTTATTTATTAATTTTAATAATGGTATTCCTAACGAAGAAACACAAGGTGCTATTGAAAGAAAGATTAATGATAAGTTCTCTGGTAGCTCTAATGCAGGTAGAACTATTATAGCATTTAACGAGTCTAAAGAAACTCAGGCAGAAATAGAAGCTATACACTTACCAGATGCTCACGCACAATATCAGTTCTTATCTGATGAAGCTAGAGAAAAGATTATGTTAGGACACGGTATTGTATCTCCTAT